AGCTAAACTAGACGTGTAAAACATATGGATGGTTTCAAAGCATACCGTTATTACCTAGCTATCAAACTGCATTTTACGACTGAAAAATTTAACGTCTTCGAAAGTCGAGGTAATGTTAAAGGCACTCGTGAGGCGTTCAATGCTCGTAATGACAGATATATTTTCGAAAAACTTGCAGGTAAGTTTGATACCGACAGAGACATAATTCAGTTTTTTGTATCAAACTTTGCTTATGGAAATGGCAATGCAATTTACGAAGGTAAGACAGCTGAAGATAATCTCGTTGAGTGGAGTAGACGTAAACAAGCTATCACTCAAATTTTTATCGATGACTTGGCTAAATTGCTGTCATACATAGAAGTGAATAAGCTACCAAGCAGCTCAGTGTTAAATTTTGTTGAAGATGAATATCCAGTCGCACTGAAGTTATTCATCGGAGGACAAATAAGTATAGAAACACTAAACATCTTAGAAGATTACCATCCTATTGTTGAACACTGGAGTCAAAACTCTGCTGTGAAACACATATGGAGCGATGAACTGTTACGAATTAAAAAGTTGACTGGGTTCGTTAAGTATAATAAGATTAAGGCTAGTCGAGTTTTCACACACTTCATGGAAGAAATTGCAGAGTAATACAATGGGTAAGACTTACACTCAATCGAAGCGATTCGATGACGAATTTGGTGGGCGTTCAGGGAAACCTGCCAAACATAGCAGCGGTAAAAAAACTGGTGGTATGAGAACGCTAAATAGTTATGTTGAAGAAGATTATGATATCAACGTCGAAGATTTCGATGATGAGTTTGAATTAGACGATCAGATTTCAATACAACACAATACTAATACAAAGTAAATACTAAGGAAAATATATGGATATCCAAAAACTACGTGCTATGCGCAACTCTGACTTTGGTGCTATTTCTAGCGCATTCGAAAAAGTCGCAAACCCCCAAACTGAAACCAAGTCATACAACGACGATCGTTACTGGCGTCTCGAAGGTGACAAAGCTGGCAATGGTACTGCCACTTTGCGTTTCCTCCCACGTGTAGAAGGCGATGAACTCCCATGGGTTCGTTTGTTCTCTCACGGGTTCCAAGGTCCAACTGGTAAATGGTACATCGAAAATTCTCTGACCACTCTTGGCGAGAATGACCCTGTCGGTGAATTGAATACTACGCTATGGAACTCTGGTTCTGAAGCCAACAAAGAAATTGCACGTAAGCAAAAGCGTAAGCTGAGTTTCACTGCAAACGTCTTGGTTGTGTCTGATCCAAAACACCCAGAGAACGAAGGCAAGGTATTCTTGTTTAAGTTCGGTAAGAAGATCTTTGATAAGATTATGGACAAGGCTCGCCCAACTTTCGAGGACGAGAAGCCACTGAACGTGTTTGATTTGTGGGAAGGTGCCAACTTCAAGATGCGTATGCGTAAGAAGGACGGTTATGCTAACTATGACGAATCTGCATTCATGGAGCCTTCTGCTGTTTCTGACAACGAAGACAAACTGTTGGCTATCGTTAATGCGCAACACAAGCTGTCTGAATTCACAGACCGTAAGAACTTTAAGTCTTACGACGAGTTGAAGAAGAAGTTGAATGAAGTTTTGTCTGGTGATTCTTTTGCGCCTAAGAGTGCTGCTGAAATTGCTGATGAACCACGTTCTGCACCAGCACCTGCTTTTACTACTAAAGCAGCACCATCACCAAAGTCTGCTGTCTCTAACCAAGACGACGACGAAGATGTGATGTCTTATTTCCAGAAGATTGCCAACGACGAGTAATCAATTCTGCGGAATGATTAAAGGGAGCCTTGCGCTCCCTTTTTTATGCCTGTCGTAAACGACTATCAGCGTACCTGTTAACAGATGAATCCTGATTTCGAATCGGCGCTCGAATGATCTGGTTCTGTGTAGTATTGTTATTTACTGGTGCATTAACTATGTTAGAACCACCAGATTGTTTCTCAGGTAACGATGCACCAGCATTATCAGCAGATTTTTGTTCAACAGTAGACGCCGATGTTGGAGCAGGTGCTTCTGGTGATTTAGAACCACCTTCACTTTTGAATGGATAGAATGGACCAACACTAACTTCTCCAGTTAGCTTGGAATCAAATAATTTAATCTTAGGAATTCCAATAGCAGATAAAGCAGACATTAATCCATCTTTAGCTGATGTCAGGAATTCCATAAATGGTGTAACAACGTGTTCACCAATCCAAGAACTAAAGTCACCAATAACTTCTTTGATGGCATCCTTATCGAATAGACCAAACGTTAAGAAGTCCACGATACCAGCTAGACCAGCAATAAGTGCCTTACCTATACTGCCTGTTTTCATATACTCATCGAAGCCATCTGTAATACCTTCGAATAGAGATCCAACGATCATACCAATAGCAAAGATTTTACCCAAAGCCTTGAGAATATTCATCGGGCTAAACATAGTCTTTATAGCAGTCATGAAGCCTTCACCCAAGAATCCAGTGATCGTATCCATTAAACCACCACCAGATGCTTTTTCTGGTTTAACTTTCTCAACTCCGCCAGTCTTACCACCAAGCCCGTCTCTGATTTCTTCTAGAAGTTTAAGTTCTTTTTCTTGAACTTTGGCAGCTTCCATTTGAGACTCTTGTGCTTCGCCAGCATTTAGAGGCATAACTGGAGTTGGAGAGAATTGATTTGTTGCCACATCATGTGAACCATACTTGTCGGTCAACTCGTTACGTTTAGACAGTAGAGCAGCACCACCTTTAGTAGTAGCCATCTGTTCTTCAGACATGCCTGTTGCTCTTTTAAACTTACCAATTTCTTGTTCGTGTGCTTTAATTTGTTTAGCAGTTTGGTATGCACCTTCTGCATTGGCATTACTTGTATCACCGCCAATAAGACGTTGCTTTTCTCTGAACTCGCTTTTAGCGATGGCTTTATTAAATACTCCACCAACGTTTAGAGCACCCATCACAGTACGCCCTAAACCACCAGTCTTAAGGCTTAGCTTTTCTTGAATACCTTGCTTCTTTGCACTAAGGCTAGCACCCATCTCTTGGAATACGTTACCTTGAGTTTTCATTGTCTGGGCTAGGTCTGCGATATTAGCAGCTTCAACACGCCACTCACGTTCGTAGTCTTCTTGCTGTTTTGCTCTACGTTTAGTAGTCTTTAGTTGATCTTCAAGAGTGTCCAGAATCTTTTCTTGTAATCCAGAAAGATCTTGATTACCAGTAGAAACTTGTTTAGTTTTCTCGTGATGCTGAGACAATTCCATCAATTTTTTGATTGAGGTTAGCTCGCCCAACGTAGACACTTGGGCTTCTAGTAAGTTTTTGAAATCACTTGAACTTACATTAACAACATAACCTAATTGATTTTTTGCCATCTTTATCTCTTTTTAGATTCGATTCTTTGTTTTTCTTCTTCTAGATACTGGATCAACATATGTGTATAAATTTCTCGCTCAAATGGTATCATGTTTTCTAACTCAGCTAGAGAGTATTTGTGATACTGCATCAAAGCGAAATTCATTTTATAGAAGTTCACCAAACTCTCGTGACACAGGTTTATTAAAAAAAACTTTGCATGCCCTCCAAGGCAACTTTGTGGTGTTTACCACACACAGGGCAGTTATACTCTACTTCTTTTCTAATCTTTGGCATTGTAGTAAAGAATGCTTGAATATTCTTAAACTGGTCTGTGGTAAGATTACCCAAAAATGTTAGAAGCTCTTCTTTCTTCTGCTCAGCGCCATAGTGGAGTTCGTCGCCCTGATAGATGTAGTCAATACAATCTGCGATAACATCAAAAATCGCATCAATGTTTTCAGTGTCTAGCTCTTCAAGTCTAGTCATAACTTTCATCGTTGGATACCTCATCACAACACCAACGTCTTCAAATAAATCAATCTTGTTCGTGTGACCTTCTGGCTTGTCTACTTGTAGACTAGTTAAATCAATAGAGATTTTAACCTTAGCCTTGTCGTTTTCTCCTCCGTGATCGATATCACATGGGAATAGAAGTTCAACAATTTCACCGACAGACTTAGCACGGATCTGCGTGAAGATGTATTCAATATCAAACATCGCCAACTTATCAATATCAATTTTATCTAGAACGCAGTCTTGGATAACACCCTTTAGGCTGTCAATCATCACAGTGATGTCTTCAGATTGTTGTGCTATCAATAAAGCCTTTTCTTCTTTAACGAGAAAGGGACGATACTTAACATTCACTCCAGTGGATGGCACCGTTAAGTTGTACTTCGGTGTTGCCATAATTGGTAAAGCCATAATTATTCTCCTTGCATTTTCTTGATCATTTTGTTTAATTCAGCAGTGCTACCCACGAAGATAGCATTGTTGGTCACTTTATCACCACCTGACTTAGCTGCACCTTTTGGCGCATCTAGTTTGGCTTTTTGCTGGTGGATGTCCATCAGTTGTTGGTTCACATCAGCTAGTTGTTTCATTAAATTACCCACCACCTCGAAGGCACGTGGGTGTTCAGATTGTTTAGCTACTTCTAACGCATGCGTTAGCGCAGCTTGTCCTGTAGACAATAACTCACGAAGGTTATTTCTGGTAACATCGTAATCCGTTTCAATCTTATCGTTAGATTCAGGAATTACTGTACCATCTTTCGCAATCACTTCAGTCTTTGACATCGGAGCGACATCAAAGATTTCTGACAAAGAATCATCAAGTTTCATATTGTTTAATCGTTTCTAGTGTTTCTAGTTGGTGGGTCACTTGGATCGAGTGCTGCAACTGGTGTTGGGGTTGACAGAACTGGTTTTGGGATTGCGCTTGGCGCAGGTACGCTAGGTGTTGGAAAGATGCTTGGTGATCCTGTTGCTGTCGTTGCTGCGCCGCCATTGTTTGCTCCTGCTAATTTTTCTTGAGTACGACCCATTGCTGCGATACCCAGAACAGCACCCATTGCTACGTGGAACAGACCTGCTCCTTGTAGTGTTAGTGGTTGCCATTGTGTGATAGGTTGCTTCAAAATAGTCTGAGCTAGACTCCATAGAATAGGGAACAACATAAAGTCGGCGGTACAAATAGCCATGTACATCCAACCCATCATTGGACGCCACTTGGAGTTCATCCAATCTTCTTTTTTCTGTTCGCTGTCGCTTATTTTAGTTTCTTCTGCCATAGTGATCACCCTTAGAATTTTAGTTTTGATGTTATTTTAGAAAGTTTAGACTGTAGAGCAGGTAACTTAGTAACAGCATAAGCACCTGCTGTGCCAATAGCGATATTCATTAGCCTATCAGTCAATGCATTCTTTGGCAACCCATCTGCTAACTCTGATGGAGCCACATAAGAAGTCTCATACCATTTATATGCCATTGACACTGACAATTTCATTATATCTTTAGACGCATAATCTAGTTGTACAGCGCCGATGCTCTTTGGATAACATTCATGTAAAGTCACCCAGTATGTTGGTTTGCCAGCACCATCTTGCACTTCAATCGTGATGTCAGATGTATACTGATCGTAGTAATTAAATGTGCGAGTGGTAGGGTTGTAAATATTACTGTGCCACTGGTCGAACAATACTTTAACTTGCATATCTTTGTCCATATAGAATGACATGTTGATATGTTCGTATAGCTTTTCATATGGGGTTTCTCTAAATTCGCCGAATGATCTATTCTGCGCTGTGGAGAAGTTAACACCTGGAAGTTGAATTTGATCGCAAAATAATACTGCTTTTTCTACAGTTTTTGCATTAAAACCCAGCATTGATTTTGGTAGATTGAGCACGACAGCATAACGGTTAGCTCTGGCTAATCCATTAGACTTTACGGCTGCTGTGAATTCTTTGATAGTTGCCATTATAGTTTTCTAATTTTTCTTCTGGATTCTTCCCAGACCTGCTGCTTGCTTGCACCAACGAATTGTTCGACAGGTAGTAACATAGCAGTCGCCCAGTCATTTGAGTCGACTTTTCTGAACTGACTTCTCACATGTGAATTCAGATACTGTTTAACACAAGGTTGGGCTGCTTTAAATTTAGAAACTCCATCAATCATAGCCCATGAATACTTTATTCTTGTAGTTTCATCTAATCTATTATTAGACTTGAAAGCTAACAGATTATCCAACAATTGCATACGAAGAACATACGGTAAGTAATGCATGTTTAGACCATAGAACCCATCAACTGTCTTTCTGAATGGAAAGACCAGAGGGAAACGGTCATAGTATGGAAGATCATCTTTAGTTTTTGGATCGTACGCATACATGTACAAATTACCTGGAACTAGAGTTTTAGTCAACGCATCTACATTGCCATTCATCACTTTCTTAGGAGTGAGCTGCTGCTTAGTCATCTCTCTGACTTGCGTGTCAAACCATGATCTGGATCTTTTAACCGCAGTCAGAAGGTCAAATTGGTTACGTTCAAAGACGTCTTGCATTGGTGGTTTTTTAGCCATAATCTTATTTAGGCTTCTTGAGCCCAAGTTCGTACTCAGTTATTACTTTGAATTCCCACTTTCTATCCTTACAATACTCTCGAGCAGCAGCCCACTTAGCTTGATTCTTAATGTATGCATAAGATTCAGTGAGATACTTCTTAGTATTTCGACCTGGATACACTGGAGGCTGACATTGTTGAGCTGGTTTCACTTCGACGAGATAAGTCTTCAGAGTATCACCCGTTGTGGCTACCTGAATCTTAAAGTCGACAAAATAACGATGAATGCGGTTATCCGTCGGGCAACGATATGGGATAATCGTCTCCTCTGAATTCCACTTGATCACCTTAGGGTTTTTATCGCACCAGTTGGCAAACTGGGTCTCCCAAGACGATCTCATGATGATATTTGTTGGATCACCCACGTACTTTTCTGCAAAGACTGGGGTAAACTTTCTTTTATGGAACATAAATAAGTGATTAGGGAATAAATAATCGCCCACTATTTAGAGAAAAATATGTCACTCATCTCAGACGCTCAAGCAGCAGCAAGATCTATTAAAGAGGGGGTCAATGGCTATGCAAATACGCTACAAAACCCAGAAAATCTATACAAGAATAGAGGTACATCAGCAACTTTTGAACAGAAGAAATATGATGTGAACAATCACTGCTATCCTTCTGATTTGATGGCTGCTGATGGTCGTTACGGTGGTAACTATGCATTGTTTTATATTAATTTAGCGACAGATTCTAAGTTATTTAAAGACAAAAGCGTACAGACTGTTGATAACTATTCTCCGAGAGATCGTGGTGATCTAATTGGGCAAAACATGTCTAAAGCAGGGTTGATCGGTTCTAACGCTGCCGTTATCGGTTTAGAAGCATATGCTGCTAAGAAACTAGGTATCGGTAGTGGTGATTTGAATGCCAAAGTTGCTGCTGCAGCAACGGTTGGTGTTGGTGTAGCTGCTTCTATGGCTCCAGATGCTAAACGTTCTCAGCGTCGTCTAAAAACAGCCATCGCCCTTCACATTCCAAACCAGCTATCTATTCGCTATGGCGTTCAATGGTCTGAAGATGATACATCTATGTTAGCCATGGCAAATGCTGGTGGTACTGAAATTATGAAAGCTGTGACTAGCATGGGTAAGAATAGCGATGTGTCTGGTGTAGCTCAAGCAGTTATCACAAACATCGCATTATCTAAAGGTCCAAATGCTTCTGCAAACTCTGCTGCACTTGGGCTTGCGTCTAATCCTAAAAAAGAACAAGTGTTTAAAGGTGTTGACTTTAGAACATTCTCGTTCGAGTATCAATTCTTCCCTAGAAATTCTGATGAGGCTAAGAACGTGATGCGAATTATCCAAGAATTCAAGTATCATATGCATCCAGAATTCAAAGACGCTAACAACTTTGTTTACATCTATCCTTCTGAGTTTGATATCGTTTACTACGCCAATGGCAAAGAAAACAAGAACCTACATCGCCACACCTCTTGTGTATTGACTGAGGTTAATGTGAACTATACACCGAACGGATTGTTCACTACATTCTCCGATGGCCAGCCTACGCAAATTAACGTGACTCTAGCATTCCGTGAATTGGCTCTGTTGACAAAAGATAAAATTAAGGATGGTCTATAAAATGTACTTTAAAGATTTTCCAACTACGCTGTATGACTTTGACATCAACTCAAAAAAGTCTGAAGGAACTCAAGCAACTGCTATTGCAA